TAATGGCGACCATGCTGCCAATAATCACCATCAAAAGGAAATATCCTATGAATATTTATAATCGCGAAAACGAAACGTGCACAATTCTAAAACGAAACGAGCAAATCTTCTCTTTTTTCGCTTCCTTTTTTCTCTTGCTCTTTCGACCGCTTAAACATCATTTTAACGCCGATTAAAAGCCATTCAAACAGGCTTAAAATCGGCGTTATTTTTCTGCTGTTTTTCTTGCTCATGTCAGCAGAATTTTGTAACTTTGAAGTAATTAAATTGGCCTCGTTTACTCTTTCTTTTCAGACATTCAGGTCAAACCTCACAGCTTCATTTCCGGCCAAAAGTTCGCGCGTTCTCTCTACGTTGTTGGCGTAAATGTGAACATTTCCAAGGTTCAACGTGATAGATTTTAATGGAGCGTCAATTTGTCGCGCTATCAGATATAAATGGTAAATGTCAGCAGGCAAACCCAAATTTGCGTCGCTGCTTCTCTGGTAAGCTGACAAAACCAATTCGCCGTCCTCGAGCTGAAATTGAATGAGGCTTAAACAAGGCGCTTGGTTTGTCTCCGCTCCTGTTGAGCCCAGAAACAGCACATAATTTTTGCTGCTTCGCTTCTCCCTGTTGATTTGCTCAATCAAAGCCGGCAATTTCTCAAAATAGGTTGGATAACTGTTAATGAGAATTTGGCCGCAATAATCCCACCAATTTATCCCGGCTTCTCTGTACTTTGTCAGGTCTCTTTCTCCGGCCATAAAGAGGCTAAGTTCATTGCGCAGCTTCTTGCGCGCTATATTGTGACCCTCGAAAATCTCCAGCAGGTCACAAGGCGACAAATGGAGCTGCTCATTGAGCAAATAAATTATATCACCCTTTTTATTGCTCTGTCGTTTGCCGTGCTGCAATATCTTGCCGAGCATAGCATAATACTTATTTCTGTTCATTCAGCGCGAAATTAGGCCGTTTCTGTGAGTTCTGGGGCATTTCTCCGCTGCTTCATACTGAAACGCTTTTGCAGTCGCTTTCCAGACGCTTTACAACATCGTAAACAGTCCGCTCGCTTACTCCGTATTTGTCGGCCAGACAAGCGACCACATAAGCCACTTTTTCGCCCCTCTGCTTTGCTTCGCGCCAGTCCTCGAACAGGCGCAAATATTTGTGATCGCTCGGCCTCACTCCGACGGCTTCAAGCCGTTCAATCAGTTTGCCACTCAGTTTTAACGCTTCATATTGGGTCATTCAGCATAAAATTATTAACTTTGCAACTCCTACGACACATAACAACGACGCCCAAAGGGAAGTCAAAGGCATTTTGCCCCCGGCTTTCTCCCTTTGGGTGTCGTTTGTATGTCGTAGGAAAACTGCAAATGAAGCCGGGGGCTTTTTCTATGCCTCCGCGCTTGGTGGGTCGGTCAGAGTCGTGTTATCATCATGTCATTAAATTGGGCTTGATAGTTCAGGGTGTTTGTGCGCTGCCTCACTGTGGCGCCATACATTGGCGCAGACTCGCCGAAGTTGTCGCCAAGCCATTTGCACAGCTCCACAATCTGGCTCTTGTCAGAAGTGAAATAAACCCACTTTGTGCCGTCCAGCAGGCGCAGCACGTCCAGATAGTCGGTCAGCCGCCAATAATTTTGATACATGCCGCACTCGGTCGTAAGATACGGCGGATCCAGCACGAACAGCGCGCGGCTGTTGCCTCGCTCACGCTCGAATAATTCGCGGTAGTCCATGTGTTCCACCTCCAGCCCGTCCAGATAGCCCGCAGCCTCATACAGCCCCGGTCTTACGCGGTTATACATGGTGTGCTTTGTCAATTCCTCAAATGATGTTACCCACTTGCCAGAGAAAAGCACATTACGGCCTATTGTCATAATATCCACGTAGCCGCGCCGCGTGTAGTCCTCGACTATCGCCAGCACGTCGGCGCGTTCCTGTTCAGATAGCCGCTTGTTTGCTTCAAGGTCGGTTAAACGCTGTTTAATCACCCCTAAAATTTCGTTAGTGGTGTCAACGGCTGCCAGCCTGTCAATATAGCGGTCGAAGTCGTTATAAACGACCCTACACCCCGGCAAAACCCGCTTTGCCGTATGGCTCAGCAGTCCGGAGCCGCCGAAAAGGTCGACCACTGTGTCAATCTCTCCCTCCACCTGTTGCAGGACCTCGGTAAAGTCCCGCAGAAAATAGCGCTTTTGCCCCATGAACGGAAGCGGCGCGCACTTGTAGTTCCTACACATTCAGCATAATGCCTCGTATTTAATTGGTTGTTTCAAAAAAAAGTATTAACTTTGCGGTGTTCCCGGAATGACGTTAAATCTTGACCCAGTTAGAAAATCTGTAAAAATCCGTTAGTAGCCCGAAATGCACCGTTTTACTCGTTCCCGTTATGAAAAGTGTTTGTTAGCTGAGGCGACGTTCAAGTCCCTGCGATTTTGGGGACTTTCGACATTTGCAACCAACGTACCCTCCTGAATGGGGTGCTGAGCATCATTTAGGTCCCTTTGCTTTTCTGTTCTCTTCCGCGTGGCCGGAGCTGCCACCGACCGATATTGAACAGATTACGACAGTTTTAATTTAACCTGTCCTTGATGTGCGTACAATGTGTTTCGACCGCGGGGACCATAAGTGGAGTTTTTCAACCCCACTTTTTTTATGTCCTCAGTCCTGCGAGAATGTCCGGCGCCAGCTATACGTTATTTTCTTGGTCTTGGGGTCGCGGTGTCCCTCCTGACTTACGCGGTATTTCATGCGCACAATCTCGCCGCCGCTGTCCTTTCCACCCGTGGGCTTTAGTCGTGCTATCTGTACCCCAATGGGAACAAATGCCCGGTGTGCCGTGCCCTTTTTGTTGGTGGTGCTTTTCAGGATCAATTTTTTGCGGACCCCCTGCACGCGGTTCATGCCGTCGGCTCCGACATAGAACAGCGACGCGCACAGCGTCGGCATTTCCTTGCCTATGAGGTTGCCGTCTTTCGCCCTGTCGGTCACAGCCACGCATTTAGGCACATACCATTTGCCGGGCTCGCCCTTGCTCAGCTTGATACCCTTAAAATGCACATACTGCCGCTTTGGCTGGCGCTTCTTGACCTTGCCCCGGTTCTTGGCGTATGAGTTAGGGCCACCGGTCGCGCGCCGCGCGCTGCGCTTCTTTTTACGCAACAGGACAATATCGCAGTCGTCAGGCAAAGCGCCGTGACGCAAATAAACCGTGCTGCCAACGATTTTAACGTCTAAGTGCATGGCCGTTTCAAGCTGTTGCACCCACGCGCCCCATGCCCCGCCGCTGAACGTGCGCACATAGCGCTGGTCTTGTCCTTGGATTATCTCCTGCCGCACCATGCTGCTGCCCTGCTCGGTCACTACCACCGTGTAGGCTGTCATGCCGAAAAATGCGTAACTGTCAACACAGGACAAAACGCACGCGGTTTTGAGTTTATCCAGTTGCTCCCGGGTCACTCCCTTTTGCGTCTTGGCGGTCAGCTTCTCGGCCAGTATGTCCTTCAGGTATGTTAACACGGTCGGTCCTACGTTCTTTAATTGGGCGGCAAGAGCGGCGTTTGTCGGGAACGCGGCAAAGGTGCTGCCTGTGATATTTGCAAAGCTGCTGAGGGCGTAATTCTCGGCACCGGCAACCGCTTTGGCTGAGAACTGCGCGGTCCTCAGCACTCGCGCCTCGAGGTATTTTTCACCGTCGGCCGTGACAGTCTCCGCCGTTGTCTTTACGGTCAGATATTTCATCGTGGCACTGTATGCGGGAGCGGCCGCGATATAAAGCAGCTCCGTTTCTCCCTTGCGCGCTGTGGTGTCGGTCTTGGGGTCGTGATAGATTACAGCCACCCCGTCCAGACCGTTGCCGGGGAGGCGCAGTATGTAGTTAGTGCCGCCAATCCCGGCCAGAGCTTCAAGCAGGTGGATTTGTTCCTGTATGAAGTCCAGCGTCTCGGTTGAAAGCGGATATTTGCCATTGCCGCCCGTGGCGGTCTGGGTGCCGGTGTAGTTCGCTGTTTTCATTTTTTAAGTAGGTAGATAGGTTGAAGTGTTGCTATCATGTCGTTACGGCTCCAGCCTGTCACAATCACGGGGTTGCTTATCTTTCGGTAATGCGCCCGCTTGGTAACAAGTTTGTAGCTATCCACCATCGCTTTTATTTCCTCCAGCCTCTCCCAGTATCGCGCCGGCACGCAGACCTCGAAGTCGTTTTGTGCCTCGTTCAACCGGCTTTCACTGTAAAGGACCGGCACACCCTTGCCGGCTTCTGTCACCGCCACCGGGATACCCTCTCCGCTCTCGGTAACGGCATAGAGCCACGCGCCCTCCCTCTGCATGTCATAAATGCGGAAGCCCGGGCCGAAACGCTCGTTAAGCGCGCCGCGCAAATAACAGACCTGCCCGTTGTGGGTGAGCCTGAAAACGTGCCCGGCGCGCACGCTCTTAAATTCGCTGTTGACTCTCTCCACCGCTTCCACTCCGGCGCGCAGCAGCCCGAAGATTAACGGGCGGCGCAGCACCGTGGGAAGCAGCAGGGCGACCAGTCGCTTAAAATCAATTTCAAACATCATCGACGGAGCTATAAGGTTTATACTCTACCGTGAGCCGGTCGCGCCCGGTCACTTTGTCGAAAATGCTGTAATAGCCGCTGTATGGCCGGTCGTAGCCCTCAACCTCGCGCCATTCTCCTTTGTCTCCGGCCTTGACCTTTACGCTGCGTATGTCGGCCACCTCCACGCACGGCAAAGCCTGCAACGCGGCCAGCAGGTCGCTTTTGCGGAAAGTGCCGTTAAATGGTAGGTTCTGGATTACCTGCCGCACTGTCTCGGGTATCGGCTCGCTGTTGTCGGTCAGTGTGCCGGTGTCGCCGGAGACGGTCAGGAGCATGGGGTTGTAATATATCAGCAGCGAGATTTGCATCGCGTCGGCTTCCTCATTACGCACCACCACGGAGACCCCGGCGTCCTTTATCTCGTTCAGGTAACTGCGCAGACCGCTGAGCATACCCTCGGTCAGCTTTACGGGGCTTTTGGTCGTCTCGTCCTCCCGGGCAACCTTGATGTAAATAATCGTGTTATCCTCGGTCGCCACGGCATATTTTACGGGGCGGTACTTTGCCAGTGCCTCCTCGCTCGTGTCCGTCAGGCCGCTGAGGTCGTAAACGTCTGTGTCCTGCTTTAGCTGGAGTTTCACGCTGCCGGTCTGGTCCCACATGAACGCCTTGGCTTTGTTCACATACCAGCGCAATGTGTGGGGCTCCAGCAGGGCAATGCGCGCCTCCACGTCGGCGCGGTGCAGGTCAAACAGTTTTTCATGTGCCCACACGCACGCGGCGAATACCCAGAACAGAACGCTCTCCAGACTCGCACGGCTGAAACAGTCGTCAAAGCCCTTTGAGCCGTCCAGCCCGTAGGCAGATTTAACGGCCTCCATTTGCATGAAGCGCGCCGTCATATCCTGTTTTATTTCCTCGATCGTCCGTGCCATAGCCGCGCGCTTTTATCGGTTCAGCATTTCATCGACGGCCTTTTTGCACTCGGCGCGTGTCTGGGCGAACTGCTCCAGCTCGGCGGCGTGCTCCGGCGTGTCGTTGCCGTTTGCCAGCACGGCGATCTGTGCGTCCATATCGTAGCTCTTGCCGATAAGCCCGGCCACGAACTTGTCGCGGCGGTTCTCAGGTGTCACGCCCGACGCTTCCACAAGCGTGCCGCCGTCGGCCATGTCGCCCGTGTATGAGTAGCCGGGCACTGTCTCCCCGCTTTCCTCGTCGGTTATCTCCACCGGCTGCTCGTTCAGGTAGAGCAGCGCGTGGGTCTTGTCGTAAATTTCAAACGTCTTTCGCTCCTTGTAGCTTGCTGTCTGGTTCATTGTCTTTCGGTGTTTGGTCCGGCGCGTTGACAAACTTGTAAAAGCACCGCTTGCCCGGGCCGGGGATTTGTTGTTTGATTAACATAGCCCTGACCGGTTCCGTTATCTCCACACCCCCAAGCTGCCGGATCAGCGCTTGGCTGCCCGTGAAGCTGATATGCTCCACCCAGTCCATTACCGGCTGCCCCTCGTCGTCGATTACGGGGCGCGGCTGGCCGTCCGGCCCTATCTCGGTCAACTGCTCGAATATTGAGTATTGCAGCGTGAGGCTCGGGTCGCTGTTGAACTTTGACGGCCCCACCTTGTAGCCTGTAAGGTGGATTTCGCGGTTCAGGATTTGGTCGATGTGGTACTTGGTACCTGTCAGGTTGCCCGCACTCTGGGGCACAAGGTCACTGAAATTTTTCATATCAAGAGTTTTCATTAAGTGTTTGCTGTCGCAGTGTTTCATGAAGCCCGCACGGCTCGCGGTCAGCAGCATTATTTCCGCTTCCGGCACTCCTGCCCGCCGCAGCTTCGCGAGCTCGCGGCACAGCCCTTTTTTGTTCTTTTTCCGGGCAAGACAATGAGTGTGAAATGTCACATACCCCACAAAGTCAATACCCCGGCTCTCAACCGGGAAAATCTGGTAATTGCTTTTCAGGCTCAACCGCCGCTCCGTCTCCAGCCAGTCGTTAATTAGCACCAGCCAGCCGTGTAGCGTCGGTTTGTCGCCTGCAAGTAATACCATGTCATCGGCATAGCGGTAATAATACCGCACCCCGCCCACCTCTTTAAGCAGGTGGTCGAGTTCCGATAAGTAGAGATTTGCAAGATATTGGGAAATGTAATTGCCGATTGGCACGCCCTCCGCGCTGTCGATTATTCCGTCAAGCAGGGCCAGCACCTCCGGGTCCTTGATTTTACGCCTTACCACGGCTTTTAATATCTCGTGGTCTATGGTCGGGTAAAACTTGCGCACGTCTATTTTAAGACAGTACGCCGTCCCCTCGGGGTCGTTCCTCAGGTCTGCCCGTAGCGTCGTCAGCAGCGAGTGCATACCGCGCCCCTTTATGCAGGCGTGTGTGTCGGCCGTGAACTGTGGCGTCCATATCGGCTCAAGCACTTGCATTATCGCCCAGTGCACGACGCGGTCCCTGAATGGCAGTTTGAAAATTACGCGCCGCTTACCCTCCATCTTCTCAAAGATTTCGTAAGGGCTCGTGCGGTACGTTCCGGCGCTCAGCTCTGTGTGCAGCGCCTCCAGTTCTGCCTCAAGGTTGGCGAAAAATGCCCGCACCTCGCGGCGGTTGCGCTTACCCTTGGCGGCGTTGTAGGCTGCCGCCCTCAGGTTTTCAATCGCGCAGATCCGCGCGTGCAGGTTGCCGTGTCGTTTCATTTGGGGTCATGGGGTCTGTGGGTCTTGGTGGGTCTGCAATGCTCGCTTCGGGAACTGTCGAAACTCCGGCCTTTCGTCCGGAGCCCTACCGGCACCCTCTGCCTCTTTTGTCATCTTTTGCCAAGTGGCACGGTCCGGCCCCTCTGTCGCTTGTTTCTTTGTTTACGAGCCTGTATAGGGGCGACGAGTAGTTCGCATTCGCATTCGTAGCCGCGTTGTTCGCATTAACCGCAAACGCACCCGCATCCGTGCCATTGTTCGCGTTACCGCCAGCAGCACGCACGCGGAGGCCAACTGCTCCGGGGTCGCAACCGGTCAAAATCCTTTTTGACACCGCAAATTTAACACTTTTTCTGCAATTTTTTAACATTCTAACCGGCCATTATTTCAAGGCCGCCCAAAATCCTAAAAAATTTCGCCCGCCTGCGGCGGGATCGGGGGCTTCGCGGACTCCCCGCTCCCTGCCGCTCTTGGGCCTCTCGATATTTCAAAATTTCAATGTGCTCTCGTTTCGCGCCCTCCCCGGCTCTCCGGCTCCGGCGCCCTGCTTTGTCCTTTTTCGGCTCGCTCGTTTTCGTTTTGCGCTGCGCGCCGTTTTCGTTATACCGCAATTTCGGGATCGTCCACGAAAAAGCAGAGGGGCGACGAGTAGTCCGCAGTCGCAATCGTAGCCGCGTTGCCCGCAGTAACCGCAAACGCACCCGCAGCCGCGCCATTGCGCGCGCTACCGCCAGCAGCACGCACGCGGAGGCCAGTTTGTGTAGCGCCATTGGTCCAGAAATAGTCGCTGTACCATGTCGTTGTGCTGCCTCCTACCTCCGTAGGCATACCGCACAGGCCCTCCCAGCTCTTGCGTTTTATGTAGCCCTCTTTCTGCGGGCACTCGGCCACTTTTAGCAAGCCCTCCACGCTGTTGGGATTGAAAGCCGCCGCCATGCTCGGGGCCACATAGACCTCGGTCTTCTCGCCCGCCGTCTGGCTTATTGTCAAGCCGCGCACCCAGCGCCACAAATGACCGTAACCCGCGTGCATAAGCCCGAAAAAGCAAGGCACTTTGAATGTCTTGTAAGGCGCCGCCTGATCCTCGGCTGTCTCGCTCGCCGGGAGCGAGTATTCCACCAGCCCCGTGCCGTCGCCCATTTCAAGACCTACGCTGGTAGGGATCACCGGATAATAAGCGTTGTAGCCGTTCCAGTCGGGCATGTCAGTGACTCCCGTTCCGAAGCCGCCTTGATACAGGCCGTCGGCGTCGCGTTCCTCGCAATAGGCCGCCTGCGTGTTCCTGTTGCCCATGATTACAAGCAGCAGGATTTCCACAGCCGCCTGCGCCACAAACCAGTTAGCCTCCCAGCCCTCGCCGCGCTTGCGTGCATAGGTGCCGAAGTTGGTTGTGCTTATCGAACTTGCAGCCATACCCAGCATTGTAGCCTGCGGCGTGTCAAGTGCCGGGCGCTTCGCATTGGTCGCCAGTGTCAGGGCCGTGCCGTTGCCGCCGCGGTAGCGCTCATCCTCGCTTATTACCGAGCACAGCTTCTGTTCCGTGCGGTCCATTACGCCCGCGCCCAGCCATGAGGTGCCCCCCACGGGTATGCGGTAACTCTTGCGGCCCTCCAGCGGCTTTAACGTGATCGCCAAGTAGGTGCGCGTGCCCTCTTTCCAGATCGTGAAATACCACGGCCGCGACCAGCACCACATGCACTGTCCCATTGACCCGTCAAGCGCTGCCGGGCTGCCGTCCTCAAATCTCGTTGAGTCCGTCGGGTCAAGTTTGCGCATTTGCCGGTCGTCTGTCACCAGATAGCGGCCAAGCCCCAGCGTCGCCGGAAGATTGCGCAACGCTTCCAGACTGCCGAACCAACCGCCGGCCACAGGCGTGCCCAGCGAGTCATCCCACCAGCGCCCCGCTATCGGGTTGCCGGCTTCCGCCACGGCCCGCTCAAGCTCCATGCTCCGCGTCTCGCCGCTCGCGTCCATTACCTCTATGCGCATTGCGCCGGGCTCGCCCTGCGCCGGTTCGAGGTCGGCTATGCGCTTGCCGTTCTCAAAGGCTGCCAGCAGTTCAAGCAGCCCCGCCTCCTGTTTCTCGTTTAATGCCATTTTATTGACTCTTTAAGGGTTGTTTAATGTCTCTTTATCTCTCGCACGAGCAGGGCTATAAAAACCACTACCCACGCTATTGCACACACCCACACAGGGGCAAGCACCCACCACCACGACCACGCTATCACTCCGCAGAGTTTCAGCGTAAGGAACAGCAGCGTTAAAATTGTCGGTAAGCCTATTTTCATTTTATCTCTTTTATTGGGTTGTTATTTATATTCGTTGCTGAATATCTCCACCGCCTCATCGCTAACCGCGCTAATGCTTACGGCTTGGTAATTCTGGTCGGTCGTCTGCGTCGCCGCATAGTTCTTTACCACTATGTGCGTAATGTCGAATATCTTCAAAAACTCGCTTGCCACCTCAATCCTGTCCTTTACGTCCAAAATCTTCCGCAGCTCGCGCAGTGCGTCGCTCGGGTATTCGTCAAGTATGCGCCCGCTCTCGGTCGCCTGTATGCCTACCACAAGGTTAACCGCCCAGTCTCCCTCGTTTATGTATTCTTTCACCGTGCCGTCACGCCCGGCCATTGCCGTGCTCACTATCCGGCGCTCACGGCTTACGGCCGCTATCGCGTCCACAAGTTCAACCTCCAGCGTGCCCGCCTCGGTCTGCGCCCTCAGGTGCAGCGGGCAAAGCACAAAACGGCTTTCCCACCACCCTCGGTCGGTAAGTGGCACACCGGCGCCGCTCTCGGCTATGTCTTGCCCGCGCCCCTCCCAACTCGGAGAGTCACCCTGTCGCCCCTGCTTGAAGCGCACAAGGTTTTTAGCCAGATACTGCCCCCAGCTTGCGGCGGCTAAGTCTATGGCTACGGGTATGAACGACCCGCGGTTGCCCGGTGCTTGAAATTGTAGTGCCATTTTATTCTGTCGCTAATTGGGTATCGTTGAGCGCGCCCATGAGGGTGTCAAGCACTGCGGCCTTCATCTGGTCCATGCTCTCGCCCATTGTCGCGGTGTGAATTGTGAAATTTTCGATAAGTTTTTCTATGCTTATCGTGATATTTTTGATTTTGCCGCCGGCTTCTCCGGAGCCGGAGCCACCGCCTGCGCTTCCTCCTCCGGCGGTTGACAGTGTGCCTGCGGTGGGGTCCACGGCCGGCGTTACTGTCGGAGTGACAACCGCTGGCGTGGCGGTGCTTGTGGTCTTGCCCTTTTTCTTTTCCGCAGCTTCCTTTTTGGCGGCCTCGCTCATCTCGGCGTCGTATGCCTCGTTAAATGCCTGTCCTATCTGTTTGCCATAGTCCGAAAATCCGGATTTTAGCTTGTTGAGTGCTGCCGATATTCCGGCGGCGTCCAGATTGAAACAGGCTTTGAG